AGCCAATAAGCTGAGATTTCTTCTCTGCTCAATCGCCCTCTTACTGATTTTCTACCTAACGACTCAATGGCATATCGGCGAATTATTTGGCCTTTGACGTAATTCTTACCATCAGACCAAGCGCCCGAAGTGCTATCAAATCGAATTACTGCTGGATTATTTATCACTTACGCTCCCGTTCTGTAATCCATAATTGGATTTACGGGATAAATCTATTTAATTAAATCCATTTACACAAGCAGCAGCTCGGAGTGTCGCAAGTCTAAGAACCCACAGAGCTTCTCCACTAGCCCTTTATTGGCGTAATCGGTCTTATCTGGAAGGGCCTTTAATTGCCACTCAGGCTCGTTTATAGCCCCTAAGTCGAACTGATAGACCCCTTGTGGGGTGGAGTTGATATACAGCGTCCTAGCGCCCGTTCTAGCCCTTATTTCGGCCAGATAATCCCACTTCTTCTTCTCAATCAATAGTGTGGGGTAATGGGTGCGGCGGCACTTCATCTCAATATAGGAGTCGCTAGTGATGCCGTCGTGGCGGTCGGTTGGTGAGACTGACGTTAAGTCCGGATAAATCGACTTTAGCGCCTCAAAGAGTTCCACCTCGCGAAGGTAAATTAGTCGTCCTCTTCCCAATCATCGAGCGGATTTTTTATTGGGTCGCTCGGATCAACAATCCAATCAGGGTAAGAACTTCTATCCATCGCAAAGGCGAGAGCTGTGCCTTCGTCCATTCCGGCTTTTCGGCAAGCGTCATAGACTTCTTTGGCAGCAATAGCCCAGAAATCCAGCTTGGTAAGAATTGGCTCCTTCGTCGTTTTGCGACGTTTTGCCACCTTCTTCGCCGGTTTCTTAGCGCGCTTTCTTGTTGCCACTTCTAGCCACCTTTGCCGAAAGGGCTAATTCTAACTGAGACTCCATCTTGTCGAGGCGCGACACAATGGGGAGATTCTCAAGTTTGATGATGTATCTCAGTCCGGCGATAAGTAAGCCAATTGATCCGAGAACGCTGGCGATAGTCGCGGCGAGGTCGGAGGCTGCCATTATTTGATTTTGCCGTAACGCTCGTAATTAGGGTTGAGCCAGTTAATCACGGAAGGCAACACACTCACAAGTGCCGCATTGAGAATGTAATCGGGTTGAAGTCCTACTGAGAGATATGTCGAGAGAGCCGTCGCGACGAATGTTTTCGCCCACGTTCCCGCCATCAGTTTCAATTCTGCCATTTTGTCTATCTCCTTCGAGGTCGAACCAGCTGCCGTTTTTGTCTCCCAAAGTTGTAAAGCTGACGTGAAAGTGCGACCGGTGAGGGTTTGCACCTCTGTATTTTCTGCGCTTCCAATTCATAATCGGACTCATAATTTGGCCGTCATAGATAATGTATTTGATGCGCTTATCGCCTCGCTTGGCGCATTTGCGAATCTTCTCAACAAGGGCGTAAGCCTCTTCCTTATGAGCGCCAAGATCAGCATCTAAATCTAATGCGCGAACAATCCCGTTCTTGTCGGGGTTGTGGTCTGACTTACGAGCTGAATGCCGAGTGTCGCCAATCCAACCATCGCTCTTGCGGTCGCGATCCATATACATATCGTCCACTTGCTCGCGCAATTGAATTCCGGCTTTGCAAAGTTTAGGCATTATCTTTATAGATTGTGCTAGATACCTAGAGCGGTCTTTAAGTCTGTGAGGTTAAGACCAACGCTAGCCAACTTTTCTTCGACTGTTGGCTCTGGTGGGATAACTGTGCCATTGTGGGCTTCGATTATTGGCTTGGCTTTGGCTTCATCATCCAAATCAATTTCAATGTTTCTATTGCCATTTTGAATGATTTTAGTTGCTTTGATGCCTGCTGCCTTTAATTCAGCCAATAATTCTGCACCATTAAGATTTGTAGGTTTATCGAATTGTTTCATCATTACCCTATCTTATACATTCCGAAGCTTGAATAACTAGCCCCACCTAAATAATTTAACGCTCCACCGCTTGTCTGTTGAGTCAATACTTCAACATAATCAGTAGCAACTAGTTCAACTACTCCGCTAAAAGTAATTACGCAAGAGCCAGTATCAGGAGTAATAAAATTGTTAAATAGTTCAGAGGTGCGATTAATTGAAATTGTGAATCTTCTATATCCTGTTGTATTTCCACTATAGCCGCCAACTGCATAAACAAAATACTTGCCGCCTTGACCAGATGGAACTGTCAAACGCTCGGTGTTTGTTACTGTGCTATGGAAGCTATTAGTGTCCCAACTTTCGCTATCAAAGGTTGGATAATAATCAGTCGAATTGGCAACGCTTTGAGCTGCAGAGTTATAGACTTGAACACCCACAAAAGCAGAACCTGCTGCTCCCCATTCTGGAGCTGTTGCCCCTGAATTCACTTTAAGGACTTGTCCAGCAGTTCCAATTCCTAATCTCGCTACTGTGTCGGCAGCTGTTCCATAAAGCAGGTCTCCAGCAGTAGTGATTAAATCGGTTGAGCTGTTAGTGATGACTGGTATTGGGCCTGTTCCTGAAGCAATAGAAATTCCTACTCCAGCCTGAACTTCAGTAATATCTCCAGCAGCGGCGGCACTCCAAGAAAAATCTAAATCAGCATTGCTTGCTTTGCTTAATATCTGTCCAGTCGTTCCACCTTTGAGATCAACAAGCGAGGTATCTATCGCGCTGCCTAGCGTTCTAATCGCTAAAGCGCCGTCCTTTACAAGGTCGGTGTCGTCGGGCGTCTCCCACCCGAAATTCGTTGTCGTTGCCATTAACTAATCACTCCAATCGCGTCCTGCCATTTTAGGGTATTAAGCACACTATTCCAGCTTTCTGCCGCATTGACTTGGTTCCATCTTTGGGCGATTGCCGAGAATTCTGTTGGTGAAGCATTAAGCGTTATTGACAGGCCCGAGACTGAGGCTCTGAATGTCCAGCCTTCGACATAACCGGTGAACTCGCCACCGAGCAATTGTGGCGGAAGGTTAGTGATGCGAACGGGTTGGCCCATAAAGATAGATAGCAGCGCATCGCGGTCGCCGTTGTCCATCTCTGGATTTTGAATCGGAAAGGTGATGGATTGGAATAGGTAACGAGGATAGGCGCGAAGCTGTATTACTCGATCCGCCATATCTTCGACGTCTGCCGCGCTCTTGACATAGCTTGAGAACTGCTCCGCATAAAGGCCATAGGTGGCCTGTGAGTCAGAATCTTGGGCGATATATTGGCTGTTAAAGTTGTTGCCGTAATCAATGATAACTTTATTGGCTAATTCGCCCTGTCGCTGAACAATTCCAATTCCTGCGCCAATTGCGTGATTGGCATCGAGGTCGGTGTATCCGTTAGCCACAAGGTAATCCTGCCGATGGCTGGCGTCAGCGTAACCGATAAGGCCATTGGCATCTTCATATAAATATCCAAGAGCTGAGGAAGCGATTTGATTGGCGATGTTGGAAATCACCGCGTCGGTAAGTTGGCGACTTACCATCGTATATTCACCGGCATCAATATCACCTAAACCAATATTTTCAGCATTAGCCCAAGTCTCTGTCGGATCATAGGTATTCCAAGTTTCGGCAGCTGGGACTTCGTTCCAAGAGTTGAGCAGTAAATCGTCGAGCAAATCTTGTATCTGTGCGCCGTCTAATCCTTCGGCTAGGTTGCCATCAAAGGTTGCCCTTTGTAATCTGCTAAGAGGGCCAATGGCTGTGATGTTAATCGTTGTAACTGCCGCAGCGTTACCAGCTGAGGTGACGACTTGGCGAACGTCCGAGATGCGACCGCCAAAAATAGGCACATAAGTAGCGGAAGTATTTTGAACTTCGATGAGGATTGAGGTATTGACTGTGAATGAATAAACTGTGTTATCGGTGTTAATAAGACGAAGTGAGCAATAACCAGCAGGGGTTGGCGAGTTGATGTCGGTTCTGCCTGTTGTAATTTGTAGGTCAGCCAAAGTGACTGAGGTGACCTCTGTGCCATTGGCTTTAATTCGCCATACGGGTGTCCAAGCTGTCATAAGATCTGGGCGTTAGACCTTAAATCGCCAGCGCCAGTTGTGCCGCGATTAGTGGAATTGTTGAGGGCTAGAACGACTGCTCGGGTGAAGCCTTCCTCGTCAATAACGCTCGGAGCATTGACATTAATAACAACGTTGCCCTTTTCTTCACCAGCTCGAGCAGCTGCTACGTCAAATCGGCTTCCGACTGTGATTGGTGCGCCAGCAGGGCCGCCACTTGGGTAGGTTGGCATTACTCCCGTCGTTGCCGTGACCTTTGGCGTTGCGGTCGTTGTCGTTGTTGTAATGGCTGGAATTTTAGGAGTCGGGGTTGTCGTTGAAGCGCCACCGGTGCTCATTGAGATATTACCCATTGGGCCAGTTGATGCGCCTGTGCCTAGAGTCGGTATTGTTTTAATATCTGGCAGAATTGGAATTGCATTGTAAGCGCGGATAACTGCGTTGATTGCGTTAATCGCATCGTTCACTAATCCCTTAACCTTTGTAACAACAGTTCCGATGATATTGACAACGCCGCCGACAGCCGTTCCGACACCTTTGATAGCAGTTATTAGAGCGCCTGTGAATATAGGAACGATGAAGTCTTTGGTGAATTGCCATAAATCGCGCAAGGCTTCTTCATTATTTTTGAAGGCTCGCACAATCGGATCAATAGCCGCAGACTTAGCTTCTTGGAACTTTGGAATAACTGTGTTAATAAAGTAATCGAGAAGATTCTTCAAGGTTGGCAATAAAGCTGTACCGATAGATTCTTTGGCTTCATCAAAGCCCACTCGGAGTCGCTGAATTTGTCCTTCGAAAGTATTGGCTTGAACTTGGGCAGAACCACCAAAGGTGTCCGACAATTGCTTAACTGTGCCTTCAAATCCGAGAGTCTTGGCTTGTGCTGCGGTGATGCCCACACCGAGACGGGTTAAAGCGCCATTATTGCCTTCATAAGCCTTCGCTAAAGCATTAGAAACTGTCTCTACATCTTTGCCGGTTGCAGCTGAAATATCTAAAGCGAGCTTGAGAAGATCTTGGGACTTGGTGACGTCTTTTGTAGCCACAGTCAAGCGCTGAAGCGCTGGGCGAAGTTTGTCGTCCGCTACACCGGTAGCGAGTGAGGTCTTAAGTATCTGTTCTTCAATAGCAACAATTTGTTCATCGGTAACGTCGGTGACGTTCTTGAGAGCTGTGGCGAGACGCTTTTGAGCGGCTTCATCTTCAATGGCAGCCTTAACGCCCTCGATGGCTAACTTGCCAGCATAGGCAGCAGCCGCAGCGGCAGCAGCAGCGAAAGCGGCAGCAGCGACCTTGCCGAACTTCTCTAACTTACCGCCAAAGCCTTCAACCTCTTTTGAGCCGGTGTCTAAATTTTTTTTAAGGTTATCAACGTCCGCAAGAATGGATAACTTAAGCGTTCTACTTCCAGCCATTATTTATCCCACTCCTTCAAAATCTTTGAAAACGCTTCTTCCCATTTCTTCACTAGTTCAGGCTGAATTTTGCGAAGTGCTGGATAGATGAAATAGCCAGAATTTCCTCGCCCCTTGCGTGGGGTGCGTCGTGGGAACTGACGATAACGATTAGATCCGAATTCGTAACCTGCCCAGAGGTCTTTAGTTGATCCTCCACCAGAGAAACGCTGAGACGCGAATCCATAAGAGAACTCGCCAATCTTCGAGGTGCTGGAAACTTTAACGCCGCTTGTAATGCGATCGACAACGGCCTGTCCAAAGGTTCTGGTGATGCCGTAGGCCCTGACTTCATTCGCGGCATATCGAGCCAGCGCAGAACTCTCGCGTTTAGCCGCATCAACAGCTTCATCGTCCATCGCTTTGAACGCGGTAATGATTGAACGAAGTTCGCGCTTGTCATAGCTGATTGGTAACTCATCTGCCACCTTTGCGCTCCTTCAATATTTCAATCGCCGTTAGAACTTGGTCTATGTCAGTCCACTCGCTCATTGGAATACCGGTTGCAATTGCAATCTCGATTATTAGTCGGTTGATGCTTCCGGCTTCGAAACTTTTGGGCTGTCATCTCCAATCGTCATTTCTTCTACCGATAATTCCCACACTTCTTGAGACTTAGTCGGTTTTCCTGCCGCCTCTCGCTTGTAAGCGAAATAGGCTAGGTCGAGGAAGTCCGCTTGCTGGTAAGCCGAAATATCCTTCATCGAATAAATTGACTTACCTGTTTTGCGTTCCCACTTCGCCCACTCTGGGAGTCCGGCGTTGTAGGTGACTTCCTCGCCATTCGTATATTTAATTGTGATTGCTAACTTCATCTCCCGATGCTCCGATTTCTTAGCTGAAGGTCTCTGTTACTTCACCCTTTGCTACTTTGAAGGTGAAGGATACTGTTTGTGCATCAATTCCTGATCCGCCAGCTGTTGGGAATTCTGGAAGGATTGGAAATACGAATTGTGCGCCGGTAGCGGCGGTCATAGTGATATTGATGTTCGTGTCTGGTGCGCTCTCTGCTGCTGTCCAGAGTGCTTCGCATACAGAGTTAGCCTTTCCCCAGTCTGCGAGCATATCTAGCTGGAATGTGCCTTCGATATTAACTGTCTTGTAAGCCTCACCATCGAGAGTCTGATAAGTCTCGCGAACGTTGGTCTTTGTCAAGACAGCGTTTGTCGCTTGGGCTTCAATATCTGTTCCACCTGTGAAAGATAGCGAAACGTCGCGACCAGTAATAACTACTGTTGCCACTTTTTCTCCTTAGTTAGTCTGTGTGTAATAGGTGGAAACGCGAATATCTGCAACCAATAAATTGACTGCACCCACTTGCGTTACCGATGGCCGCTCTACTGGGCCGACTGTGTAGCCGTCCGGTATTACTGCCAAAACTGAAAATATCAGCTGCTCAAGATTGTCAAGAGAAGCTGGGTTGGAAAGATAAGCGACTCCGCAAGTAATTGTCATATTGATCTTGGCGTGAATTGTTGAGTCATTGATTGTGTTCAATTCGAGATAGGGTGAATCTGGGACAAGAATAACCGCTGGAACTTGCACAGCTTCGGGAACGTATGAATAAACGTTAGCCGAAACGGAGGCGAGTGCTGTTGCCAGCGGTGTCCGGATAGAAGATAAAACTGTGGAGGCAGGCATTAACCCACCATCGCATCGGTATCAAGATAGGGGCCAAGAAGGCCAGTTACCTTTGCCAATAAATTCTTTGAAAGTCTGTAAGGTGTAACCGCAAAATCTATGCCTTCGATTGATCCTCCAGCGGCTGTTCTGGCTTGGAAGATTTCGACAGAAATAGCCAATACTGCAGCTTCGACGTTGGCATTTCCCACATAGGTTGATGCGCCAGAGAGCGCAGCGTTTCCGGCTGGGATAATGTTCTTTTCCAATACGTCAGCATTTGTGATGGCGGCGGTAAATACATAAGGGCCAATTAAATCATCTGTAACTGTGTGAGTGCCGTTGAAAGGCGCTCCGACACTTGTGATGACAACCGATTGACCTTCGGTGAATTCGTGAATGGTGGCGGTGTGAAAGTAGGCAACGTTGTTTTCTAAATAAACTTTATCCACTTTGCTTTGAAAAGTGACAAGCATTGGCAACACAAGATTTTCACTGGCGTCCACAATGTCAGCAAGATAGGCGTCTGAATATAGGGAAGACGAGACGCCAAGAATGGTTCTCAGCTCTGCAGCCGTAACAATTGTTGGCATCTCGCCGTCCTTTCAATCTAGAGGGTGACAGGCCAGCTCGGGAGCGGACTGGCCGTCACTTTTGGAAATTACTACTCAGCAAACGCGAAGTAAACGTTTCCGTTCGCAACTTTCACGGCAAGCGCTCCGTAGCCATAATAGGCAACTTCGACCTGTCCATTGAGAGCAACGTTTGTTTGTAGGCGGAATCGTGACGATTCATACCAAGTATAAGCATCTGGATTAACGACGAACATTGATCCATCTCCAGCAGTTCCAGCGGCTCCAGCGTTGGAAGCCATAGCGCGTGAAACGTAAAGATTCAATCCAGCAACGCTTCCGCGTAGTGAATCTGGGGAAGCAACGCCAGCTGCGTTCTGAGGCGCAATTGCGTTGTAGATTGGGCGTCCGGAATCGTTGTAACCCATAATGTTCTGCCATTGAGTCGGTGTGACGATGATATTACGAGCAAATCCGAGAGAATTTGTGTAAACCAATTTTGCAGCTTCAGCAGCATAACCTAGAAGGCCCGTCGCGCTGTTTGCCTGAGCGGTTGTTGCTGAAAGACCATTGGAGAGCAAGCCAGCAGCAACGAACTTATCTGTTGCGTGAGCATATGCGTATTCCATTTGACGAACAAGCTCATCAAAGAACAATGGATTTGAACGATCCAAAAGTTCTACTGAGAAAGTCTGGCCGCCAGCGAACTTCTTTACGTTTACAGTAAGGAAGTTATTTGTCATTCCTGTTTCATCAATTGCAGCAGCTTCTGCTTCTTCACCGACTGTTGGGACAGCGGTAATCTTAGGAATTTCGAAAGTCATTCCTGCATCTGGTAGAACTCCTGTGGAGATAGCATCAATGGTGCTGCGATCTGCATTGGAGAGAGGATTGATTACCTCTGTCAATTGGCGAGTCGGAATGAGACCAGCGTTGTTGCTTGTGGTGTCATCGGCAGCCATAACGTACTGACGTGATGCATCATCGCCATAAACTTTTGCGCGAATTGATGCTTCGAGGTATTTCGCCTTTGTAAACTCAAGGCGAGGAGTGGTGAAGAACGCTGGGCGTGGCGCAGCGGCTTCAACCTTAGCAGCTTCTACCGTTTCTTCGGCAGGAGCTGGAACGGTAGTGTCTGACACTTGTTCTCCTTCGGTTGGTTTGTCTGCTTCAGCGGTTGCCGGAGCAGAATCTTCTTTAGGTGCTTCGTTCTCGGAAGCTGCGACTTCGCTAACGCGAGCGCTGTCAATTGCTGGATCAGTTACAAGGGAAACTTCATCAAGGGTTGCTGAGGTGATAAGCATCGTTCCCTTGTTATTTGTCCACTCGTTAATTTGTGCGCCAACGCTAAATCCATCGCGGAGGCCTTCTGTTGCCTCAACTAGCGCATCTTCGCCAGCCATTGTGTTGGCAATTTTGAAGGTGGCAACGATTCCATTTGGTGTGACTTCGTGGCTCATCAACTTACCAATTGGGCGAGTGCGATCGTGCTCGAGGAGCAACTTCACAGGCTTCATTTCAATTGAGTCAGCTGCGAAAACTGTTGGCCCGACTGAGGTGTTGCCTTGTTCGTTCCAAGTGACAATCGTTCCGCTGATTGTGCGCTTTACTGTATCGGCCGCAGTTACGACCATTGGCATATTAATCTTCATTAGGAATTAAATCCTCCTCGCGTTGAATTTGCTCAACGCTCATCGCGCCGATGCGGTTTAAGATTTCATAAACTTGCGCTCTCTCTAAAGCGTTGCCGCGTAAGAAGTCGTCTAACGAGAACCGCACCATTACGGGGTTAGGGACGAAATCCGGAAGGGAAAGCCTTTCCTCAATTGCCTTGAGAATGGGGCGAAGTGAGAAATCAACTAGTGAGCGCCGCTCGGACACAGCGTTTGAGTAAGTCATCGAAGTCGTTTCGGCGCTCAAGAAGTAGGCTGGGATTCCGCAAGCCCGAGCCAATTCTAAAGCCACATATTGACGAGCTTCGGCTAATTGTAATGACTTTGGATCAAAGCCAAATTCTTTGAGATCTACATCTGCATTGAGGAAAGCCGTCGAGCGAGATTGACGAGCTGTGCGCCAAGCGCTAAGAAGTGATGAAACTCTTTCGGCAGTTAAGTTTGTGCCGTTGCTCTTAAGAATCATTGAAGGGTTAGGCTCTTTGGCGTAATTAACCGCTGCGTTCTCAAGATATACCGCTGCGCTAATTGTTTTGCCAGCCCGGTGCAACAATCCTTCATCTGGGCCATCAAAGCGAATAAGTGAGCCGACTCCAGAATTAGGAACGGCCATTCCATCAACTTTGTATGACTCAATTACTGTATTGCGAAAATCTGTATCAACTGTTACGCGCTCAGGACTTACGCGAGTCCAAGCTCTAACTCGACCGCCATCGGTTGTCGAATACATTTCCAAAACTTGTCCATAGCCAACGCCATAAAGCCAAATATCTTCGGCAAGCCAGTTATAGATTACGAAACCAGCAACGCGAGGATCAGGCTGATTGATAACTCGGTGCGGATCTACATATTGTCCGGTAATCCGATTGAATGTTGTGAGAGGAAGTGATCCGATAGTGCCGCAGATGATATTGCGAGCGCGAGCGACTGAAGGAACGCTCATAGCCAATTGACGCGTTGAATTTGTAGCACCGCCAAGAATGTTATAAACCGAATCGGTGATTTGCACCGGAGTCAATGCGGCGGTAACGTCGCTAACCTTCGGCGGCGTTTGCGCGGTTACTTGTGGAAAGAAGAAATCTCTGATAGCACCCATTGAGCCTTTATTGTAAAGGGTCTGTGCTACATAATTACTATATCTACACCATCGTTTGATTTTGTGGCGAAGTGAGTCGCCATAGCAGATGCCACAGCTCCACAAATAATCGCATTAGAGACTTTGCGGCCCATTACCCAACCGCCGTCACCGAAAGGCAACTTGACGGCGGAAAGGCATTGTTTAGTCAGTTCATCTTGTCCCGAGTGAACTAACCGCTGCGATGAGATTGCTCCCAGTAACTCATCACAGCTTTGGGCATAGTCAAGACCATCTATTGGCTCAGTCCGTATCCCTGCCGGTGCTAATCGCGCAGCAACGGCGGAAGCGGTTCTCGCAGAATAGGCAACGAGCTGGACTGGATACTTTCGCACCCAATCCGCCAAGTCATTAGCCAAAGATTTATCATCGAGGTTAGACGGATTGTGCCAAGTTTGCAGGAGGATAACTTGGAACTTATCACCTTCGAGTTTCTGGCTAGCGACTAACGCCGCTTGTTTTCTGTCCGGACTGAGATCAATAGCCAGCCAAGTATCTGCCTCAGGGTTGAGTCGAAGCCCCTCAACTTTACAACTCTCCCATTGAGACGGATTGATGACTGGATTGATGGTATCAACCCATTGGCATAAAACTTCTGTGCGCACAATATCTTCGGGGTCTGACAACACGGCGCGGATATTGTCGGGGTGAACTGTGTAGCCAAGTGACGGGTTTGCTTGACAGACACCTAGCCAGAAGTCTGATGAATTGTCGAATTTAATTCCATTAGGAGCCGACCACTCGAACCAACCAATATCATCAGAGCCGCCGTGAATGGCTGCGTAAGCTCGCTCGCGTAATTTGTTTAAGACAATCGAGTGCTGATCGCCAGCGTTTGAATAAACCCATATTTGAGGATTCGGGCTAGCCATTTGAGTATAACGCAGGGCAGACCAGACATCTTCGTCTTTGTATTCTCGGGCTTCGTCCAAGTGGATAGTTTCGGGTGCGGCAATACCTCGACCAGCTGAGTTATTGGCTCGGACGATATAACGACGGCCCTCAGTAAATTGCAATTCTTGAAATCCCTTACTTTCCAGCTTCTTAGTGAATTCGGCGGCTAGTCGGGGAGTCTGCTCGATAATTCCGTAGATTTTGTAAAACAATTCCGCTGAGGTTGTTAGTTTGTGAGCTGTGTGAACCTGTAATTTTTCTTTAAGAACGTAGATTCTGAACAGGATTTGAAGCGCCATAAAGGTGCTCTTTCCTTGTTGTCTAGCACAGAGAAGGGTTATCACAGGGTGCGCCCACCTGCCGTCTGATTTGTATTTAAGGGAGTGATGGGCCAGCCATTGTTGCCACGGCAGCAGTTCGAAGCCGATTTCCTCGCAAAACTTAATCATTTGCTCGCCGTGAGAGGGTAAATCGCTTAGTTTTGTGTGAATTCGAGGGTTTGGCACACCTCGGTAAGCCGATTCGTCCCTAACTCGGGCGATCTCTGTGGATTGCTCCATTAAATTCCATTTTCTTCCAAATAATGCACAGCCGAGCCATTTTCAGGGAAAATCTTTCCGATGGGGGTCG